AGCAGGATTCACTGTATTTCCTGTTAACCCAATTTGACCTGCATGTGTACCATCAGAGGGTACAATAATACCTGAATTAAAAGTCGCTAATCCAGCCTGTGTTACATTAAAATTTGTTGAGGTTAAACTAAGTAAACTTCCATTTAAATCAAACAATATACCAGAAGTAGCAGCATATTGTGTTGCACCATTCTTATTGTAGAGTGTTTGTCCTATAGAACCAGATGGTAATCCTGAACTACTTGAAGGCAATGCGTACCATTGAAATTGCCCTGTACCACTATCACTACAGATGTATCCTGTATTATTTACTCTATCGAGTCCTAATTCCGGGCCGGGACAATTTCCTGAAAGTGGCCCCCTATTAATTAAACCAAATTGAGCAAAGGATGTTCCTAAGAACATAATATAGAATAAAAGTGTCAATAATAGTTTCTTCATAGTTTCCTAAAGAGAAAATAATGGCATACCGTATAGTATGCCATCATAGTTTACAGAACAACCTTAACATTAATTTCACTCCAAATTTTCTCGTAAGGCCATCCAAAGTTAGGTACATCACCAAGAGTATTAGCAAATGTAGGATAAGAAACTTCAATTACTGTCTTTCCAACAGCGTGTGCAGTAACTAATCCAGAACTATTAACTGATGCCACACTAGGATTTTGACTCCAGTATGTTAAAGCAATAGCAGGACTTGCAACCTCTACATTTCCAGCCATATCTTCAGCTTGTGCTGAAATCTGGTATGTGGTTGAATCTGGTGATGTGGCACTTAATGATAGCTCCTGAACATGATAACCATTACCATTAAAGGCACTGGTAATCACAACCTGTGCAGCTACCCCTAAACCTGTAGTTGAATTAAAAGCCATATATTTCCTTTCTTTTAATGAGGGGAGAGGATTTCTCCCCTCCTTATAGGTTATTGGTTAGCTAATAGCACTAGCTGCATCTATCTCGCGTATCCTGATTGTTGTATCGGGTCCGAGGCTCGTTGTGAAATGAATTCTGAAAGAAGTCCATCCGGGTATTAAACCTTCAGGGTCAGCAACGCTAGGCTCTGCATTCTGTACAATATTGCACTTAATGTTCTGCCATTCACCGTCACCAAACTCTGTGTCACCCTGATATCCAAGTTTAATACTAAAGATACCATCACGTCCAAAAATGTAGGTACGCAGAGCAGTTAAGCCTGTGACACCTTTATAATTTGGAGTCTGAGTAACTTGGTTAGTCTGGAAGAAGTGAACACCACTGGATGGGAACTCAATCATTTCTGTTAAGTCCACCGAAACCAAATCTTCCATACGGGCAAGACCGACAGGTGTATGCTTCAAAATATCAATAGGAGAGTTATTCGTTGTATCGGCTAAAACGTCACCGATAGAGAACGGATGAATCACTCCGCAGAATGATTTAGAAGCTTCGTCAAAAGGACGAACACTACGACCAGCTAGACTCTGAACACTATTACGAATCTGGTTAAGACTCAAAGTAGTGAAAGTAGTTAATGAACTAGCAGCCAATGAAGTTAATACACTAGAGTCAATGGCGTTTGCACCATCAGCAGTTGCACGAACTAGACCACTCAGCGACTCACCAAGACGATAACTCATCTCACGAGCCACATTTTCTACAGTGTTATCAATAGCAGTTGCTAGAGACAAACTGGAGAAGTTAGCATAATCTGCATATTCCAAATTTTGTTACTGAATTATTCAGGATGAATCATTTCTGTTCATCTCATACAGTTTCTTTTTCTGTATGTTCGGACTATTGCATCACATTTCTGTGTTTACTCGCTTAGTCTCTCAGGCTGCTTTCGCTTGCCCCTCGTTGCCATTTCAGGGTTCGAGTCAATCAGAGTAAATTTTACATCAGCAAATATTTAGATACCGATGGTTGCAGTTGTAGTTAATACCGACACTGGAATACCAGCGCCGACTGTACCTTCCGCAACCTGACTGGTATTAGCAGCAAGTGGGACGTACATGAACATTTCATATTGATTGCCGCTCTTAGTTGGAAGGTCGAGACGTTCCGAGCAAGCGACAAAAGGTGTTTGTATTTATGTTTAGACTATCTGTGTCACCACAGAAGCACGCTTACAGTCACCTGTAAGATCAGACTCTCTCTTTTTACCATTTAATTCAGAACACGTAAACCACATTCGTTTACGTTTTTCAGGATCAGGAGTTCCACATAGTCTTACAAAATCCAAGACAATTTTAGATTGTTTTCGTTTCGTAATTAAATATGGAAGAATAGATAAAAGAAATTTTTCTTTTCCTTTATTATCCTTTATATCCCATTCATACATTGGTAAAATTCCATTATGTGGTGGACGCTTTCGAGTAAAGCCCCCATAAGTATTAAATAAATCCACAATAACAGGTTCAAAAGTACAGCCAAGAGAAACACAGGCTCTATAATAAAAACCGTTTCCACCACTAGCTTTACTTTGTTTCACTCTAATAATGTATGAACTTCCTTCTCCATCAAACATTCCTGCAAGGTATGCTTGATGAAGGTTTCTTTTTAATGATAAATTTGACGTATTAGTCGTTACGGATAAATTCTGATTTAATTTTGAAACCCTTTGGTATAAAGCTTCTCTTTTTTCTTTATTCTGAACACCGTTCATCTCAAAATATTCTTTCAAGATAAATGCTTGTTCTTTTTTCAACCAAAGGTATGACAAAATTTTATCAAGGAAACGAGATGCATGTTTGTCACTTGTAAACTTCCACCTATAATAACGTTTCCAGATTGGGTTGTCCCAATCTGTTTTATTAAAGGTTCCACCAAATGTACTTACTAACCATTTGACCGTTTCAAAGTGTGTGGTGCGTATCATCACTGTTGGATCATAACTTACATAACCCAAATCATTAGTAGATTTAGAAATATACAAACTTCCATCAGCGTCAATAAGCCCTGCCACATATGCTAGTCTTGTTTCTTTCAAATTTCTTTCCTCGGTATTTTCTGATTTACTAAACTAAAGACGCTATTTTTACATAACCACAAGCTATATTATCGTAAGCCCCTGATTTAATTTTTATAAATTCCCCATCTAAATCCTTTAAAAGGGAAAATTTATCATAAATCAAATCATTTTCAATTTCTAATTCAGCGGTTACAATAACTTTAGTTGTCTTAGGTTTCTTCACATTATCCTCCGATAATGCTATTATACCAGATGTTCACCGATTTAGTCAAATTTTAAAAGACCCAAACAAGTTGTTTAATTTCAACAACTTACTAAGCCTTCAAGTTCTCACGGAACTTTTTGTCATAATACTTCACAGTGGACTGAGGTAAGTTCGCCTGTGCATTTGAGGACGGAGTATAAGTAGGCATATCCTTCTTATTCCCTTAGCATGTCATCAAACTCTCCCCCAAGCTGATTCTTGACAGTACTTCCTTTTTGGCATCAATTACTGGTTCTAATAATCCGATTAGAATCTTCATTGGTACAGTTAGGATTCAACTGTACTTTACCGCAGCCATTGTTTGGGAGATTCACGCCATAATCCAATGGCCAGAACCTCAATTAGTTCCTTTAGTTAATTAACGTCTGCCTCTTTGTGAAGCAGCTTCATCTTCTAAATCTTGTACGAGTTTAGCAAAACCTTTTTCATGTAAAAGTTTCTGCTTATACGTTTCCCCGTCCATAGTATTAACCTGCTTTAGTGTGTATTTAACCGTCTTTTGTGGCTCTACATCACTAGCAGGGATACGGGTTAATCCTGTAGGTGGTGGTGCAACTGTTCTAACAGGAGTAGGCGGTATAGGTGGTTCTAAAATTTCTTCTCGTGTAGGCGCAACTTCCTCAATAGGCGCAACAACAGAAGTTATAGGCGCAACAGGTGCAGGTGCATTAAACACGGTTCCTCCTCCAAATAAAATTACATTATCCTTCTTCAAAGTTTCATAGGCTAACTGAAAATTTGACTGTAAAGGGGCTAAATTATTTTTAATCATCCAACCTGTAATAGCACTCTGATTTTCCACGCATTTATAATAATCAGGGTTTGAAGTCATAAAAGCATCAGATTCAACACGAGCTAACAACTTCATTTCATTCTGTGATAATGTAGCAAGTGTCTCACGTAACTTAGAAGGAGTCATCCCAATAGTTGTTTCAAACAAAGTATTAGTAGCTTGTTCTGATCGCTCAGGGTCAAGTAAATCACGAGAAAATTGAATACGCTCATCAGGAGTAAGTGCTCTTGGGTTAAACTCCAAAGGAACTTCAAACTTCGCAGCCCCCTCAGGAATATTTTCCGTGTCAACAATACCTAAACGATTCTTTCTAGTTTGCTCTCTAAGTGCGCGAACTAGGTTAACATTCTGCTCCACTAACTTATCAGCTAGTTCCTCATTAGTTTTATATTTAATTACCTGTTCTCCACCTAATTTTCTACCCTGTTCATCTTTTGGTTGATATCGGTATTCCTTCTCAGGTTCGACAACAGGAACTACAGGTGCTATTGGTTCACTTACCATTTCAGGCAAAGGAACATTATCTTCTATAAGAATTTCACTCATTAATTCCCCCTATTTAATTCTTCAACAGAATCATATGTTCTAATAATAATCTCAATTGGATTGGTAGAAAATTTATCTAACCACTCTTGACCATTTGGATAAGTGTAGGTATTTTTCTCTCCCCTCACACCACGGACAAGAGGTTCTAATTGCTTAGTAATAGACCCATCTTTATTAACAGCTTTAATACGATACTCTAACATTATCTCTCCTCCAAAACATCGTCATACGTACTTGATACGTTTCTATCTACCAATATTACCTCATCTCCTAAATCAAGAATACCAGATGTTATATCAACTGGAGCATCAGAAGCTTTAGGAGTATGTGTATATTGCTCCACTATAAAGTTTATCTCTTTAGTCCAATCATCATATAACTGTGCTGCAACTTGTGCAGCTAGGTGATTAGATAGTACATCTTTTTCTGCTGAATTTTTAGTGTTCAACAGTCTAGTTACAAATTTATAAGTAGATGCTTTGATAATTTTATGCAATACTTTATAACCATGCATTGATACTAGTGAAACAAGATACGCTCTATCAGCATTGTCTAAAGTTAATTCAAATTCAGGTTCCATATCTCCTCTTAAATTAAACGGTGTCTACGCGGTGCTCCATTCCTAACTAACCGCCACGGATTGTCGTTAGGTGGCTACCATGCCGCAAAGATCAATCCCAATTTTACTCAACCTGCGGTTCTTGACCTTCTACACCTAATGCTCCGGGTTCTCCACTAACAGCCTCTGACTCAGTATTGGCTCTAGCAGCTTCTAGTACAAAATCTCTTTTCATACGAAGATCAGTAGTTTGCTCATTTTCTTGAGCCTTTAGTTGGGCCTTCTGATTGTTTAGAGCCATTTGACCTTGTAGCTTAGAGTTCTGTTGAGCAGGTTGGTTCTTTTGAGCCATTCTCTGCTTCATTTCAGGAGTTAAAGGTTTAATAATATCCTGTACATCTTTCCATTCACTAGATTCCATCCACATTTTTAAGATTGGTTTGAAATCTATATACTCACCATTAATCTCTGCCAAGCTTTCTTGAAGCTGCGGATTATTAAAGATTTGAGTAATCAGTGTCAAAGATTGTGCCATAGTACGTTTAGCAGCCAAACTTGCTCCTGCTAACGTTTCGTATTCCATGACAGCTTCATGGTAATCCTGTAAGTTTACAGTAAACTGTTTGCCAAGTTCCTCGCCTAAGATTGCTTCAATTTCAGTATCTGGCATAAATCGTAAAACTAACATATCCAAAATGTATAAAAAGGGTTTGAATACTTGGTCAATAAAATTATCTAATGGCCCATCAAGACGAGTTGCACTAGCATTAGCTTGAATACCTGCACCACTTGCTGTACGTCCCATAGAGGATCGTGGGCCAGCAGTAGAACCTTGTACTAACTGTTGATCGGCTCCAGAGGAACTTTCAGTAGCTTGTTCTGACTCTCGCAGCGCATTCCATACATCACCGGGAACCTTAGGGGTTTCCATCAGCTTGTAGGCTTTTTCTACATCACCATCTACAGAAAGAATTTTACCAAGTCCGGTACGAATCATCTGTGTAGGATTATTAGAATCACGCTGACGTAAGTAAATGGGATTAACACCAAAAGAAAGAATCTTGAGTATAGAGTTTATAGTACCTTGATCCACGCGCTGGTTTTGACCAACGATCAACCCAAGACCCATTCCAAAGAATGCTTTTGGACGATTCCACCAATTAGCTGAAAGATAGTTAATACAGTTAAATTTATTCTTACCTGTCTGTATAACCTTCTTACGATCTACTACAGTAATTTTTCTTCCTTTATCTACATACTCTAAAATTTCTAACTTATTACGTAGTAAATCGGGGCTAACACTTATACCTTCTTTTTCAGCATGATGTACAATACCCTGCGCTAATGCAGCTTGATCGGTAGTTAAAGAGGGCATTGTTCCCGGTTCAGCGGGTGGTAACCACCACTGCATCAACTCATTTTCTGTCTTGGGAAAATACCATTCATTCTTTTCAA